GTTGTTCGGCGCGAAGTAAAAACGGCGGTTCTGGATCAGTAAAACCCTTTCGAGAAATCGGAAGGGTTTTTTAACGGGTGTAAAACGTGGCTAAAACGAAAGAATGCAACCATATAGTAACACGGTTAAGTCCTGCGACCGTAAGTCGCGTTAGCGACAACATGACGGAACTCGGAGTCATTCAAGCGATGGGTGGGGATTGCGCTAGCAGGTTGCGCTACCTAATAAACACGCACTCCGGCTTTGAAAAGAAAATCTATCAGATCATTCTGGAACACGGAATGGATGGGGTAGAACGAATGGCCGCAGCTATCTTGGAAGAGTATCAGAACCAGCAAGAAGCAAAAGCAGAACGCATTTTAACACTTTAGGAGAGAGCATGAGTTTAAAACTTGTATCAACCACCGTAGACTTCCACGTTCACTATAAACCCTTAGACAGTCTGTTGGAAAACCCTGCGTTCAATGAGGGTGAGCCTTTGCGGTATCGAGTCATGGGTCCTGACTACGCGAAACAGGGAGATGCCGCAGTGGATTTGAGAGCGAACACACGCGAAAGCATTTACATTGCACCAGGAGAGTGTGTTAAAGTCGATGCAGGGTTCCAGATCTGGGCAGGGGCGGAAACGTCTAAAAACGTTGCGGTACTGTTGATGCCGAGATCAGGACTGTCGCTAAACGAAGGTGTAGGACTTGGTAACTTTGTCGGTCTCGTTGATAAACATTATCAAGGTACTATCGTTTTAGGGCTTTGGAACCGTGGTGAAGACCCTGTAAAAATTGAACCCGCACAGAGAGTCGCTCAGATGATGTTCATTCCATTTTTTAACGTAAGAGGTATCGTACTTCCAGGGTTCGCAGCTTCTACAGAAAGAGGCACGGGCGGCATCGGGCATACCGGCACCGCATAAATTTTAATGCGTTGGTTCAGGCAATAGCCAACTCTCAATGATGGGGGTTAATCATCATGGCAAGACTAGCACTTATGGCTGTCCTAACACTATTCAGCCACGCAGCAACCGCAAAGAAATTGATTGCTTCTTGGTATGAATACGGGCATCACACGGCTAACGGTGAGCGGTACAATCCAGATTGGCCGACTGCTGCTCACAAGACATACCCCTTCAACACAAAGCTCCTGTTGCAAAACGGAAAGCGAAGGTTGTGGGTTCGTGTCAATGATCGCGGACCGTTTATTAAAGGACGCGAGATCGACCTTTCACGAGGTTCAGCGAGGGTGTTAGGCGTTGCGGGTGTTCAATCCGTAGAGCTTATCCAAGTTGTGCTTCCAACGGTTTACACCATGAGGAATTAAAATGCACGTAGACGATTGGCTGAACACACCTACTCTTGACGAATCTGAAAACTACGCAAAGTTCGTTTTAGACTACAAGAGGCTTCCCGCTTTTAAGCAGCTCGCTTACGCCGAATGGATGAGCCAGTTCAAACTGTTCTGCACTTACAAAGGTGCTAGATACCGATGCACTGGCGCTAGTCGATTAGGCGACATCTGGTTGACTAAGAATTTTGCCAGAGAAAACGGCTATGAGCATCGTGTGGACGTAGACGACTGTTCCGAGTGGAGCGACGAACCTAAATTTTTAACCAACCTTCAAATAAGCATCAGAAACTTTTGAAATGGTGTTAGAGAAATGAAATTATCTGAAATTTTAGAAAAACACAAAAATTGGTGTAAAGGTGTTAAATACGGTGAAAAAGCCAATTTGAGCTATGCTGATTTACGCGATACTGATTTACGCGGTGTAGATTTGCGCTGTTCAAATTTTCGTGGTTCTGATCTACGAGGTTCTGATCTAAGCGGTTCTGATCTACGCGGCGCTAATTTTTGTGACGCAGATCTTGGTGGTGCTATCTTGATCTGTTCTGATTTCAGCGGTGCTGATTTGCGTAATGCAAATTTGATCGGCGCTGATTTGCTAGTATTAACCTTACCATTATGGACTGCCTATATTCACAAAACCACGGTAAGAATTGGATGCAAAAACTACAAGCACGAAGAATGGTTATCGTTTTCGAATGATGAGATTAATAAAATGAACCCAAAAGCAGCCAAATGGTGGGAGCAGTATAAGCCGATTGTTGAAGCGGGTATTAGTTCAATAAATAAGATTGATAAAAGAGACATTGTGAATGATAGCTCGAGATACCTTAGATGAAGCGTTGGCGTATTGTGGTACCCAATTTGAGCATCCCTTGGCATGTGCGGTGCTTGGTATAATGCTGATTTAGGCGCCTAGCGTTTTGCAATCTAGTCCCGGACTCTGTATTTCTCATAAAGATGACCGAGTTTCGGGTTAACCTCATAGCCCCTACCCTCGCTGGCAGCCCTGTGTTTCAGTTTAGACCTTACGGACTCGTGGATGTCTTTGATCCCGATAGGCCATTCTGGGTGGCGTTTATTCCAAGCCTGGAGTTCTTCGAGGTTGGGGGTTGCACCTTCCAGAATGTCGTTAACAATTCTCGATTTGATCGCAGCACGTTTTTCGGTAATCTGGGTTTCCGCATTCTTGATATAGCCTCTTTCGGTAAACGCTACATCCAGGTTAGAACTTCCGAACCCGAAAAGTTGCAACACTAATTCCGGCGTACTCACTTCCGCGACTTTCATACCGCTTCTTGACGTTGCGCCTTCATCCGAGTACCTGTACGTTTTAAAAACGTCCTTCAAGAATTTTGGCAGCATCATTTCTACGCCGCGCTCTGTTCTGCCCTGCGCTATCTGCGACGCGCCTTCCATAACGTTGTTCGCCACACCGCCTGCCACACCAAAGATTTGCGACATATAGTAGCGTGACAGATCCTCACCTTTCAGATCCTCTAAAGGCTCTCTGAAGAACACGGATGCCAGATCGGTACGGCTAGACAAGTTGATAGGTGTAAAGGCGTTCACCACACCTTTAGTAACCAACGTTGCGGCTTGTTCGCCAAAATTCTGCGCAATAGAAACATGCACCCATCTTTTGAAATCTACACTCTCGTCGTCGTCATCCCTAAGCCCTAATCCTTTCATCGCTTGGAAAACAACCCACATAACCGCAGTAGCCGCCGCAGAGATCGTACTGGAAAGCGGTAAGCTGTATGCACCTGCGAACGCGGCTTGCGCTCCGAGAAGCGCGGTAAAAGTTCTAGCCGCTTGTTGGGCTTCCAACTGGCGTTTCGCTTTGTACTCAACTTCTTCGGGCGTTGTTTCAGGCAGGTCTTTCCACTTGTTTTTATTCAACCAGCCCATAAAGTTTTTACCCCACATGACGTACATCATGACCGGATACTTCTTAAACTGCAACGCTACTGCGGCTATCGGTCCACGGAACATTCTTGCGGATGAGTCTGGGGAGTAATCTCCGTGCGCATCGCGAGTCAGCTCTCTGGAGATCTCTACCGCTTTTGCTCGTTTCTGCAGGTATGTTAAGGGTTTGCCTGTCTTTGAGTGAACGTCATTCTCCACCTGTTCTCTCGCAAGGTTGTAGTTCGCCATAAACGTGATTTCACGGTTCACCCGCTCCGCCGCGTAAAACAAAGACCCCATCAGCTTACCCACGCCCTGCATAGCGGTGTCAACGTGTTCACCCTCGTTGCCATACGCGATCAAGTCCCAGGTCATAGACCGTGAAATATCTCCGTTCATTTTGACGACTTCTAAGGCTTCCCGCATATCGCGATAACGTTCTGCCGTTTGCGGATCGCGAGCCTCGCTCTCTAAACGTCTAAACACTTCGGATAAAGAACGGTTGCCGTCAGCATCTTTCGCACCGTCCCAAGTGCCGAATGCCTCAAACCCGTATTTCGAGATCTCGCTGTACATAGCCAGTGTTTTCTTAACGCCATGCTCCGTGAAGTATCCGTAAGAAACAGGGATCGCCACCACAACCGTTTGCAGCAAGTTTACTATCGCCGATGAGATGCTGAACCCCAGCGTGAAGATGTAACTCAGACCGCGAAGCGTTTGGGCAGCACCGTCCAGCGAGGATGTTGTCGGAGACGTGATGTGCTGCTGCGTCAATGCAAGTTCTTTAACCACATCTCGCGCCCAAGGCAGCTCATCCGGCAGTCGGCGTAAACGAGCCGCTTGATCCACTGACGATTCTATAGAAGCCATCCGCTTTTTGATAGCCGGGTAGATTTCTTCCAGCGTTAAGTCTTTAAAGCTATCCGTGAAACTTATAAAATCATCTAAGTCGGCAATCTGCTCTATCAAAGCGCTTTCATCTTCGGCAGATCCGCTGCTAACAGCCTCTTTCAGCTTTATACGCAATTCGCGTCTATCAAGTTTTAGGTTTTCTACAGCATCGGCTGCGGAGCCGTTGTTGTCTTTAACCGCATCGGCAAAGCGGTTTAGGTTGTCTATCGCTTTCTTACCCTTCGTAAATAGATCATCGCGTTGCGCCATTTTAATAGCTTCTACCGAATCTTTCAGTACATCGACCATCTTAGAACCGTACAGCATGTTGCCGATCTGGTTTGCGGAATGGTGTAGTGCAAACGCTGTCGATCTTAACTGGTCTTTTTCAAAGCCCGTAGCCCCTGACCGGTGCTGTGATCGGTGGCGCATAGAGATTTCAGGGAGCTGCGCCAAATACCGCTGGTATACTTCGTCGGTGATCTGTTTGTACGTGTCTGAATCTAAACCAGCTTGTTGAAGCACCTCGAACAGTTCCGTTAAGAAGGCGTCCGTGGTGTGGGGGCCGGAAACATCTTTACCTAAAGCGTCCATTTTCATACCCTGACCAAGCAACTTTGCAGTCGGGTTGTCGGCTTGAAACTGCTCAACGCCTTTATCTAAAGCGTTCTGGCTGTCGAAAGTCTGGAAATGCGGCTCGCCGTTTTCCATTTTCGCATACAGCCAGTAGTCCCCGAAACGTCCTAGGGGTGCGTAGTACCATTTAAGCGAGTTCGCTTCAAACGCTTGCCGTAAGGATGCGATGGCCTGAGAACGCCGTTTTCCTTCCAGAATGGATTCGGAGATACGATCTTCTAGCGCCTCTAAGCGTAGCCGGTTAGAGCGCTCTAGCTGCGCGTGAACCAGTTCGTAGATTGCCTGCGCTTTTAACGGCAAGCTGTCATACTGGTGCTTAACTTTCGCATGAGCAACCTTACGCGGTGCGTTGCTGTCAACGCCCTCCGTCTTGATCATATCGCGTTCGATCTGCTGGATCACCGCTACGAAAGCTTGCGCTTCATGTTCGGTTTCGAAGGTCGCAGAGAACTTAGTATAGCTGATAGCGCCAGCTCTTCTAGCCTCCACTGCGATACGATTTCTGAAGTGCGTACTTAATTCCGCTTGTGTGTAGGCAGTAGTTCGCTGTTGGTTAGCGCGAATCTCGGAGAAACTGTGTATGTCGTTGTCGGTCACGTTCCGCAGATAGCTTGCGTCCATCACGCCCGTCCAATCCAACGAGGCATTTACGTCGGATGTGGTGGAGTTCTGCATCGTTTCGTTAAGCAGTTCGCGGTGTTCTTTAAGCTCTGCATTACCCCACTTATCCACAGCGTAATTGAAATCGTGCATTAACTTGTCGATAAACCCTCGTCGTGTATCGATCAGGTCTTGGAATTTTTTAAGCCCTGGCAGCACATGTTTAACACTATCCGTCATCCGGTAAACGCCCAAAGCGGCTGTCGATTTTGAGTAAGCTGCGTTCGTCAACGCTTTGCGATACCCTTCACTCTTTACGTCACTGTAGAAGTTGGTAGCGGCTTCTTTAGCCGTAATCATCTTGTCTAAAAACGCCGCCGAGTCGAGCAGGGGTTGCTTGCGCATCTGGAAAATGTCATCCGTAGGCTGCACACTTAGTTGCACGCCTTCCGTGGGACCCGAAAGCAATCCTGCGACCCGCGATTGGCTTCCGAGTAGCTGCGGGTGTTGCACACGCAGATCTTCTAAAGTTCTCGGTATACCTCCATTCTGTTCCAAATAGTGGAGTAGTCCTTGAACACGAGGCGCAATTTTCTCAATACCTTCCTCGCTAAGTTCTTTGTAAAGCTCGCTGCCTTTGGCTACTACTAACCGTTTCTCAACTTCTTCGCCTCTGAAGTTACGCATTTCTGTTACGCTCTTTATAACGTAGTACCCAGCTTTCTCAAGTTGTTTAGCTAAGTCGTCCGGCACCGCGAACATGGTGTTATGCTTATTAAGCTCTTCAATAGCCCTCGCGCCTCCGCGAATGGTCGCAGGAGCAAAGTGCGTTGGCGTAAACACGTTTAAGTTTGTTTGCCCAAAGATATACGAGTTGTCCTCAAATTTTACGGTTTCGGCATTAAACAGGATGTGCTCTACAAAACGTTCTAAACCTAATGCGCTTCCAGGTCTTAGCCGATTCATCGCGCGTTCGTACTGCGAGTGTATGCTGATGAGTTCTTTAACTAGATGCGCGTTTTTAGGTTGCATCGCCTCCCAGTCCGTATCATAGCGTCCACCGTCCTCAACCCACTCTCTTACGTCCTCTAACCTGTACTCGTCCCAATACGTTTCGTACCTCCCGGTATCTTCCCAGGTAGAATTGTTGATGAAGTCTCGCCACGCGCCGACCATCTCAGGAGCTATTTCCGACAGGACACCTCTAGCCGTGATAGGGATAGCGGCTTTGCGCATTTCATCCACGCCTTGCCTCCCAGCCCTATCGGAAAGCACCCTGTTGAAAAGCTCATCTTCTACCGCAAAGAAAGCAGAGTCTTCATACATTTCGGCGAAAGCTCTCCTAGCGTCGCTAGCTGTGAATTTGGATCGTTTATAGCTATAAGCGGGCTGCTCTTGCACACCGCCGTATTCTCTAACGTTTTCAGTAGAGTCAATAGAGCTAAACAAACTCGCTCTAAGCAGTTCGTGAATGTCTTTATCGGTCAGCGTACCGCGAATAAAACCTCTACCGATGCCTATCCGAATCAAGAACGCCTTGACTTTGGAAAGCAGTCTGCGATACCAAGGCAGATTTGGGTTATTCTCACCCAGCCTTGCGATCACCTCTGACACAAAACGGTCGCTACCCTCTTGCTCAATGTCCTTGTACTGAGCTTTTACAACGTTCCAAGTCGCCTCAGCCAAAGACCCTTTGATCTTTGCTAAATTACGAATTTGGTTAATGAGGTTGCGGTATTCTTTGTCCCCTATCATCTTGCGTAGACCGTAGTGTTCCCCCAATTCGTGAAGCACTACTGGCGCCAACCGATCTCGCGAAAGCACATGTAAGTTTAAGTACACCTTCCCCTCGCTGCGAACGTGAACACCTTCTGCGTTGTTTCTGATCGCTTTGGTTAAATGCGGCGGAAAACCAAAATTAATAATGCCTTGGTCGAACAGTCTGTTAATCCCCAACCCGAAAGTCTCAACGAGGATTGATCTGGCTTCTTGTTCGGTTGGTGCTGGCGCTCTTGCAGTCTGTTGGCGCACACTGTTCTGCACGGACTGCCGCTCCAGCAAGTCCAACAGCTCACTCGGATCGCCATTATCTTGAAGCGGGACGCCCTCGGCAACCAGAGCTTCGCGGTAAGCGTTAAGCAAAGCGCGAGTGGTTTCGTCTTTACCGATTGTGTATTCGGGAACATCCGCAACGTGTGTGTTGCCGATGTTCAGGCTGAAGCCGCCTCTACCAGACGGTTTAACGCGCACAGTATCTCTGCCGCTCAAGTATTTGGCGATGACTGGCGCTAGGGAGGCACTTCTTGCGGCTTCGGGAACTGCTGTTTGCTGTTCGGGAACTGCTGTTTGCTGTTCGGGAACTGCTGTTTGCTGTTCGGGAACTGCTGTTTGCTGTTCGGGAACTGCGTTCTGCACTTCTGGAACTGCGTTCTGCACTTCTGGAACTGCGTTCTGCACTTCTGGAACTGCGTTCTGCACTTCTGGAACTGCGTTCTGCACTTCTGGAACTGCGTTCTGCACTTCTGGAACTGCGTTCTGCACTTCTGGAACTGCGTTCTGCACTTCTGGAACTGCTGGTGTTATTTGTTCCGGCGTTTCGGTTTCTTGCGTGGTTGCGTTCTGGCTTTGGTCATTTAAATTCTCTGCGGGTTGCGATTTTACGGGGATGCTTGGATCTAAAGGCTTCCTAGTGTTTTGGCCATCCAATACCCACTCTTTGAACAGCTCAATAGGCATTTCGTGAACGGACTTAGCGCCCTTCCAATCAGGATCGTAGTTCGAGCTGTAAGTGTCCAAAGCCGCATTCGCGTCTCTCACGCCCATCACTACTTTATGTTCGTCAAACAGCCCTGTTTCCGGATCTATCTGATCAATGATGTAAACGTGCGTAGTTTTTAGAATGTCGTCTTTAGTCAACCCTTCAGGGATGAATACATCCACCGGATCGCCGTCAAAGCCCTCTGTCGTAGGAATCTCGCCGTAGTGCGCTGTCTGTGTGTTGTAGCCGATAGTGCCATCGGGTTTTTTAAAGTATCGCTCAGAGCCTTTGGCGTTTTCAATAGCGACTGGAATGCCTTGGAACTCGGCATTCGCTTTTTGATTCTTTTTGGGGTCGAAATCAACAGGGAGATTATTACCAGGGTGCGTAGGTGAGTTAGTCTGAACCGCAAAGTCAATAGGCGTTTCGGGGGTCGCAGGAGTGAACGCTTCCTGTTTCTTAGCAGGTTCTTTTGGTTGCGCTACTGCTGCTTCCTGACCCCTCGCAGCTACTCCTTGGCTCTGACGCAATCCTTCGCTAGCTTCAGCGATACCTGCGCCCTGCACAGGATCCACATGCTCGCCTTTGTAAACTTTAACCGCTTTGTCTAAAATTCCTGTAACGGCAGCACTAACCGCACGGACATTCTCTACTGGTGTGCCCCTGTCTAGTATACGCAGGTTGGCCATCATAGAGGATAGCTGCGTCTTTTGAGCAGATTTAAGATCCTTGCCCTCCGCTAAAGTATCGCGGATACCCGACAACTTCCCGGATATTTTAGTGGCGTAGGCTGCTTCGTGCGCGACAGATGCGACCTGATATTCGGGAGATTCAGGACTTGCAGTTCGCAAAATGTGGAACCTTTCAGCGGGAGTCGCGTTGCCAATTGCGTCGGCCAATTGCGAATAGAGTTCTCGCCTTTGATCTTCGGGAGACACGACCGGCGCTGACGTAACGCCTTGGTACTCTGCGCTATCTTGCGCTTCACCGAGGGTCTGACGTGGTGCGGTTTCTAATTCCGTATTGTCCGGTGCGGGTTGAGAGTTTTCATCTTGGACGGAAGCTGCACCTGCTGAGGGTGTTACGTCCGACGTAACAGGTGTTGCTTTAGGAGCCGCTTGAGATACCCTGGTTACGGCGCTTGCGTTAGGATCTACGGCTGTGCTTGCTGCGCTTGCGTTAGGATCTACGGCTGTGCTTGCTGCGCTTGCGTTAGGATCTACGGTTGTGCTTGCTGCGCTTGCGTTAGGATCTACGGTTGTGCTTGCTGCGCTTGCGTTAGGATCTACGGTTGTGCTTGCGTTAGGATCTACTGTTGCTCTTGCTGCTCTTGCGTTAGGATCGTTGCCAAGTACGCTGTTCGGGTCTGCATTCCCAGACTCCAGAGTCCGCGTTGCCACTTTCGTAGCTATACCCGCGTCCGGCTTGTCGCCCCCGATAGAACTGATCGCCTGCCTTACGGCGCTCGCGCCACCAAAAGTGCCGCCCATCGCGCCACCGAGTACTGTTCCGGCAGCCATCGCTTCCGGTACACCCTCGTAGATGTTCTCTTTCCCTAACGCGATATTAGTGTTGACTTGCTCTTGACCGGATTGCAGGTTTTCTTCACCAGCCTCCGTTGCGGTTTCTTTAGCGACTTTACCGGCTGTAGTCTTAGCGGTTACTGTTTTAGCACCTGTTGCTAAGTCTGTAGCCACGTCCCCGAACAGCTTACCGGAAGCTAGGTTGACCCCTGCAGTCAGCGCACCGCCTATAACTGCTGGCGCAGCGTATTCCGCGTGTGACCGACCTGCTTCAACGCCCTGATCTGCGATAGCACCCGTGGTCTGCAAACCTTCTGCTGCTGCTCCAGGTGCTATAAGCGTCATCTTAGACGTATCTTGAATCGCTTTAAGTCCAGCTTCTCTGGCCGCTTTAGCCGCCTGCTGCTTAGTGATATTTCCAGCGGCAACCTCGGCGGCGGATCCCGCTAAAGATTTCTGCAAAGCCTCTTTGAAAATACCTTTCGCTACCAGTCCAGACGCGCCCATACCTGTAAGCGTACCGGGCAAGCTTTCTGCGCCAGCCGCCAATAACGCTCTTGGGTTTTGTAGATATGCGCCAGCCGTCGGCAAGAAACCTTTCGTGTCTTGAACGGTTTTATTTTGGGCTTGCGTTTCAGGAGAGAGTTCCTGTTCCAGCTCTGCGTGTTTTGCAGCGAGGGAACTGGAAATTCCCTCTGTTGGCAGCCGATACAAAGCGCCTAAACCCGCCGCCGCTTGACCTAAGCCGACTACTCCCTGTTCGAGCTTAGTGCCTACGTCTTGCGTGAGGGTTTCGTTGCGCTTTATAGGCGTCTCGTAATCGGATACCCCAAAGAACGAAGGCTCTGAATCTACCGCAGTTGATTTAGCGTCTTTCTTAGGCTCTAGGTCAGAAAAGAACTCTGGCTCAGAACCAGTGTTTATAGAACTACTTGAATCATTCAGCGCCATGTTGTGTAAGGTTTCCTAGTTCGTCAGGTTTTCCATAAATGATAGCGGATATTGTTGAGGGTTCCAAGGTAAACCTCGTGGAAGCTGCCGATAGGAACTTCTTGGTATCCGCATCCTTGTGTTCGGGTCTTATCTTCTTAGCTTCTTGCAGAATGCTGTTCACATCGTCGTTAGATAAATCCGCTACATTAGCGATTTCGGCTACGTTTTGTAATCCGAGTTTCTGGGCCTTGTCAATACCAAACTTTCCGCCACCCGTAGACTTACTCGATGGTAGACTGGCAAGCGTTTTCTTAGCGTTTTCGTCGCCGTTAATCGCCAGCAGCTTCAAAGTGTTCACCTGATTCTCGTACTGCTTTTCTGGACTGCTATTCAACTCGTTGTAGTGCTTCATCTGAGAATCATGCTGCTCAACGCTCATCCGGTGGTTTTCATCAGCGATTTGCTGATTGCGAGCTGTATTCGCGGTCTGATTTTCATTTTCGATAAGTTTCTGAGCCGTCTCCAGCGCTTTAGTAGCGGCTGCCACAGTGCCATCTGCAAACTGGTAAGGTGCAGATAGGACTTTCTCGGCTTGCTTAGCGGCTGCGAAGATACCTCGACGAACTTCCTCTTTGGCGGCTTCCGCTTTTCCTTCAGGTGTTCTTCCGAACTCCCGTTGGCGTTGGTCTGCGATTTCCTGTTGCTTTCCTTCAGCCCACTCCGCAGCTCGTCTATCGAAAGCCGCCTGCCCTTCAGGGGTGTCTGCAAAACTATTTCTTGACGGACCGTTTTTCCGCTCGTTAGCGGCGTTCCACTCTTTCGCGTTTGCATCGAGGGGTTGAGAGGAACTCGTCCCACCACTTGTTTTTTCGTTAAACTCTTTAGGCGTGATCATACCCGGCTGTGCGCCATACTCTCTCTGCTTGTCTAGCATCGCTTTGTTCTCTGCGGCAACGGCTTCGCCGCTTGCATCTTTAGCCTCAGCATCGATGAAGTTCTGGTGTCCAGAGGCTTTTCGCGCTCTGTTTTCAGCGGCTTTATCCTCTGCGGTCCTGCCTCCCGTCAAATGCGTTACGAAATCTGGCGCAACTAAACCAAGCGTACTTCCTGCTGCAGCACCCAAACCCCCGAATCTCGACCCCGCAATACCGCCTGTAAAGGCTGCGCCCAACCGGGTCGCCATTTCCGCTTTAGCTTGCGCTTTATCTTCAGGGTTATCCAAATCGCTTATAGTGTCGCGCGTTTTTAAGACGTCTGCAGCAATAGCAACTGGGCCTGCAGCTTTCATAGCGAATTTTCCTACTGCCCCCACAGCGCCGCCAACCCCTTTAGCAACGTTTCCAGCACGTTCAAATATCCCTGGTTTAGGCGCTACCGCCTTTGGCGCTTTTGGACCGACAAAGGTCTCCCCCGGAATGTTCGTCGATACGTGTCTACCCTCCGCATTAAACGTAGCGCTTCCTGCATTAGGCGTAGCGCTTCCTGCATTAGGCGTAGCGCTTCCTGCATTAGGCGTAGCGCTTCCTGCATTAGGCGTAGCGCTTCCTGCATTAGGCGTAGCGCTTGCAAATTCGTAAGGGCTACTGGAAGTATTTACGGGCTTCGAGAATCTTTTCAAGAAATTCTCTCTAGCTATCTCGGTTTGTTTGGTAACACCACCTTGTTTAGCGGCTTCCGCAGCCGAGACTGGAATGCTGCTGGTGCCTTTCTTGGAAACACCTGTATTAGCATTAACCATATCCTGCGTAGAGGATGTAGGTTCGTACCCTCTATTTTCCACTTGCGATAGCGGGTTTTTAGAAACGTCTGAAACGTTACTTCTATGCGAAATATCCCTTGAAACGCCGGTGTTCACGTTGATAGCGTCTTTTATCGAGATACCTGTGTCTTTAAGGTCTAGTTTAGGAGCTTGTTTAGCAGGTGGCTCCAGCGACGCTTTAGGAGGGTTTGGATCTCCATCAAAACCGTGAGTAACATTTTCCACGCCAGGATTAAACGCCTCTGGGTATTTAGCTTTTAGGCTCAATTCCCGCAGCGTGGGGTTATCCCCCAGAGTAGTAGTTCGGTAGTTATAGGCTTTAGATGTAGTTTTAAGCGTATCGTCTGGAACCCCTCCACCACTGACGAATCCGTAAACGTCACCCTGATTCAACCTCTTGAGAGCCGCGATACCTTTCAACTGCTTGATCTTGTCAACAGCCTGTTTGTCCAGCACGAACTCGCCTGGAGTCAACATGGCCGGAACAGTATCCGTAGGCCCGATAGGGTGATCCTCAACGGCACTTACCTTTCCACCATTGGCGAATCCAAATATTCCTTTAACCTTTCTAGGCGCTTTATGCAAAGCCTTAACCTCCCCACCTTCCGCGTATCCTAATGGTTTGAAAGAAGTTTTAGGCGTGACAGTCGCGTTCGGCATTGTTGTAGATCCTGTGGCTTTTGGCAACGAGGTGGTGCTGGAAGCCTCGAAGCTTGTTGTTAATTTGTTCCCTGGTTCGTAGTGGCTGTTCGCGTCGAACTTCCCCGTGACGAGTTCCGGCTCAGCGCCGCCCACTTGTCCGCCATTCTCGAAACCTTTCACAGCGCGATCTGAGATCCCGTTGAGAAACTTCTCTACGCCCATTTTAGGGGGTGGAGGAATGCTGGTCTGCGCCTGAATGTTCGGAACGACGTTAATTGGTTTCATATTTTACTCAAAAGTGATGGACTCATCTACGACAATATTCGGCGTGGTGTTTATTACAGGGGCTTGTGTGTTCGATACGTCAATCGTTATAGGGGACACGCTTCCTAGAATAGGTGCTGTTGGCGTGATTATGTTAACGGCGTCTGCAGACTCGCTCTCTAAGACGTAACGAGTATAGTTACGCATCTGCCCCGCCGCACCAATCGCTTTGCCGGAATCAATCGCGTTCTTGAGCATCACTTCGTCACACACGATAGCGAAATCCGATACTTGTTTAGCTAGCGCAACACGTCTGGAGGATATATCTATACCGGCTGAATATTGAGCATTCGCAGCCGCAATAGTCGCATCGTAGGATGCCTTTGCCGCCTGTTTTACAAATGATTTGCTGTACGCTGCTTCTCTACCATACTGCAGTACCTTTATTCCGGCTAGATCAATCATCTGGCCTTGTTCGAGCGTAGCTTTATCCCTCGCTGCAAGGTACTGATTCGCGTAGTTCAAATCGTCAGCGCGAATATTTATGTCTGACTCGCGAGCGATACCTGAAACCCGTATTGCGGATTCCCGACCGATAGCCGTTATTCTCACAGTTGAGAGAAGCTGATCGCTTGCCAATTCCGCAAACACCTCTTGCTCTTTAGCGTCTAATCTTCCTTGATCTAAAAGCCGCTGCTGTTCTAAATCAAGTGCCGCCAACGCCACTTTAAAATCGGATTCGAGTTGCGCTTCTGTAATCAAATACCCGCCTTCCAAGTCGTACTTACGCAGGGCGTTTTTGGCTTCCGCGAAAGCCACGTTCGTGTCCCCTACGACTTCAGCGCCAAATACCAAGCCGTCCGTTTGAGCGTTCAGATGTGCGATTTTTACGATGTTCGCGCCTTGATTCTGCGCTTCTAACACCTTGTAGAAAGCTTCAATCTGCGCTCTGTCTATCGAGAACGTAGCTTCTACCGTAGCAATTTCTTCCTCGGCTTGTGCTTTGACGTTGGCTTCTTGAATGGTGAACTGCGCTTCGCCCTCTGCTTTTTGCAGCGTGAGAGCAGCTCTTAGCCCACCCTCTCTGACTGCAAAGACGGCTTCCGCGCTCGCTAAAGACGTAATAGAGTCGGCTTCTAAAGACGCGGACACATCCGCAACTGTTCGTCGGCTTGAATCCTGCGCGTTGAACACTGCGATCTCCGTTGCGATGTCCGACTCCGCCAATTGGATTATTGATGCGGCGTCTGCTTTCGACATATTTTCGATAGATGCGACTTCAATCGCAGATTGCGAAGCAATTCCGCCCACCTCAATCGCACTTGAGGTCTGAATATATCCCGCTTCTAAAGCCCCGCTACTCAACTTGAAGCCTTTCTCAACCGCCGCAGATTCAAGCGTGAATTTCACATCAAGCAACGCCTCGCGAATGATACCCCCCGCTTCTACCACCGAGGCGGCTAGAATGGAGGATTTCTGAACATTGCCTTCCTCTCTGGTGACCTCCGCTTCTAAAATGGCTAGACTCACGTCATTTTCACCTTTGATGCGAGCGAGCTGCAAGCCGAGATCTCGCTCCGCAATGGCGACCGCCTGATCGCCTTGACCTTCTGCAATGGCGATGTCGATTGCGCCTTGCCGTGTGATCGGCGCGAGAACTTGTTCAGTCTCTAAATCCTTAGCAGCTTCAAAATCTGCGATAACAATATCTTGCTCACCTCGTAGGATTGCGAGTTCTTTCTTGAAAGTCCCTTGTAGGATCGCCATTGCGACTTTGATTTGCCCGTGTATTTGGAGGACTTCAAGCTTTATCTGATTGTCTAGTAGCGCCAGCTCTATCTTGTTGAGCATACTGAGAAGCTCTTTAGCCGCGCCTAAAACAACGCGCATCCGTTCCTGCTCTGCCACAACTGAAATCATGTTCAGTCTGGCGATTGCGCCTGGAACGGCTATGTCGAAAATTTGAGACGCTAGATCAGGCGCACTATCCACTTTTAATATGGAGTCGTTACGCGCCTGCAGAAGCCTATTCTGAACGAAGTTCTGGACAGCTACTATTGCGGAGTTATCTAAAACCGGAAGCGCCATTTCTTATCCTAATTTAAACGTTTTCTCAAACGACCATGAAGATTGTTGTTGCATGGTTACATCGACTTCAAGCTGCTTGTGGCCTTTATCAATCGCGACTCTCGAAACGAGTTCTGAAGTCTTAATATTCGCTTCCGCCACCGCTTGTATGTTAGCCTCTTGAACCTGCAGCGCCAAACGCATTGTTTGGCTGTATTCAGTACCTGCGATCTCCAGTCCTCTCGCGTAGGCTTCCGAAGCGAACTTAATCGCGCTCGCCCGAAGCTGTGCGCCTACCACGTCTCTCTCGGTACTTAACCTTACGGTCTGCGTACCTAAGTCCAGACTGAACAAAGCCTCTCTCAAAGTCTGCAGACTGTTTTTACGAGCGTTAAACCCTAAAATCGCTGCGTCAATTCGAGCATCAGTTTCGTTTCCTGCAGCCGTAATAGCCGCGTTTGATTCGGCAGTGTAAATACCTTGCTTAGACCGCGTTTTCGCATCCAGTAAGTTCAGGCTCGATGCAAGTTCCGCTGCCAGCATAACTTCGGAGTACGCTATCTTAGCCTCGTAGATTGCTGAATCTTTGGAGTAGCGAATACCTAAAGCTTCTCTCCGATCCGCTGCGAGCGCGTTAAGCCCCAGTTGTTCCGCAGAGAATTTAATATCGCCTACTCGGATCGCTAATTTAGCGCGTTCTTGCGCTAAATACATTTTTGAATCCGCCGTAATCGTGGCTTCTGTAATTCTAGCGGCCTGTACAATGTCTAGCGCCAACAAACTGCCTTCATTTGAGATGTTAAGCCCTTCTCTGACCGCATCCGACTTAATGCTCAAAGCGATGCGTTGTGAAGCAACTCCAATATCTATCGCGGTAAACCGAGCTTCTGAGCCGATAGCGATAGCTTGCAACGAGGAGTTGTTCTCTATTACTGCGGCTTCGTATCGACCTTGTAGTGCTATTCCACTCGCCGCTATTCGGGCTGCGTTCACTATTTTCCGAGTGTTTGCCACGTAGATGTCGGTCTCGGCACCGTATCTGGCCAAGCTGACCTTAACGCTGGCACCCATAGCCGCTGCTGTAATGCGAGCCTGCGTATTGTTAGCCGCTGCCAGTATTCGCGCAGTTGACGTATCTTGAGAAGCCTTATTGCGAGCTTCTATGTTGCTGTTTGCTGCGGCTATACGAGCGTTGTTGGTTATCGTAAGCGCCGTTAATTGGGCTTCGTTTACCGCGTTCTTAGAATCGACACTCGCTTCACCTTTAAAAGTTGAGGCTTGAATACGGGCTTCAGTAATCTTTAAAGCGGACTGCATTCTGCCGTCCGCAGTCGCCAGCATCGAATAGATTCTTGCCTCAGACTCTAAACGTTTCGCTTGGGTCTTAAAACCGAACTCGATAGCGAGTTCTTGCGCCTTAGCGGACAGCCTTATCTGGGAAACCAACAGCTTCTGTTGAACGTTTACCGATGTAACCGCTTTTTTAGTCAAGACAGCTTGTTGCGTTTTGAAAACTTCAACAACCTTCTTACCTTCTAACTGGATCTGAGAAACCTGTTTACGATAGCCTAAAGTGGTTATCGCGACATCTCTTTCCGCGAGCATCTTGGTTGTTTCAATGTTTCGCTCAATCTCCAGTTCTGCTAAGCCACGTTCGCGTTCGCCTTCCAGCTCTACCAGCTTAACCTGTCTCTCTAAAGCGAGTTTCTGAGCGATAGTGTCCTGAGATACCGCAAAATCCAAAGCCGTAGTCTGGTTAGATTCTAAAGCCTGTAAGATAGGCGCTACTGCGTCTACCAGCCCGAAAGCGTAGGTTTCATTCGCGGTCAGGATACCTTTGTCGGTTATGAAGTTCGATCTTGAAAACCCCATACTGCCAGCTACCATTCGCGCTTGGATAGCTGCGTCCATCTTTGCCAATCTCAAACTCGCGTCGATGCTTTTCAGAGATTCTGAAGCAAGCGCCGATGCGCCATCCAGACCACTCTGTGCAGACTGCATGAGTTCCGTAACTGTCGTCATTAGTCAACACCTCGTTGCAGTTTTTCTATGAAAAATTCCATGTTTTGAATCCTGAAACCTTGCTGAGTTGTCTCGATCTCAAAAGCGTAAGTTCTTCCGCGCAATCCTTTACCGAACTTTATCCGTTCTGCTTTGGTGAAAGTAACGGTGCTTTGAGACGATCCGTTATCTGTGAAAGCTCTCGCAATACCCGATACGCTGTCGTTCAACCGAACGTATGGTACGCGCTTGGTTGCATTCGTACCCATCGTATTCTTTGAAGTTCTGAATTTAGACACGAATGGAACGCCGTTATCATCGTTTCCCCCTAGCCTAAACACACCTTGTTTAGTAACGCCAAAATAGATATTTCCAACACGCCAGACTCTTACGAAAGCGTAGTTAGGCCAGACTGTGACTGCGCCGGTAGCTGAGTTAAAGCAGTATGTTTGAGCAGCCATTACACAAAGTCCATCGAGGGTGAGTTAATACGGGCGTCAAGCGTCATCGGCGGTATGCGATTTGCAAATCCCAAATCGCCTTCTGAAATATCGCCACCTGACATTATCGGCTGTTGCAGCGTGAAGCTTAAACTGATCGTTGGTGAAGGCGCTATCAGACCGCGCATTGCAGGTTGTGATAAGCTTGCTGCTATGCCAAACGAATCTGCTTGGTATATTGTAAGCTGTAATGTTGGCTGTTGGAACTCCGCGTGTAGGTAATTGTCCAGACCTCCGCTTATAGAACCTACGAAAGCTAGTCTAGGAATAACCCATCCGTTGCTTGTCAACCCCTCGTTGGTTATCTCGGCTGCGAGAGAAGGTTGTTGCAGAGTAGCCGCTAAGACCAGACCGGAAGATGCGGATCCTCGCATGGACGGTTGCTGCGCAGTTAGGCTCCAGTTGACCGGTTCGCTGATGGACATGCGAATCGATTCGGGGAGTTGCAGCTCAGCGATCAGTTTCAGCGCCGGGTTTATCAGACCCGTTGCCGAAGGCTGTTGCATCGGACTGTCTATCAACCAACCCGTTTCAGTAATCGGAACTATCGCACTTCTAAGAGTGGGCTGCGGAATTTCACCGTAGATTCCCCACACATCTCCCGCTAAAACATTTCCATCCATTTCAGGCTGTTGAAACTCGCCTAAAATACCAAAGCCTGTGTTCGCGTGGATAACGCCAGCCATTCTTGGCAGTTGGCCGGTAGCGTCTAGCAGCCAGCTATCCGCTTCACTGATAGAACCTGAAAAGCTAGGTTGCTGCAGTTCGGATACGATATTGAAGAAAACTGCGTTGTCGATCTCGCCTTGTAAAGTCGGTGCGCTGAAAGCCCAACTGCCGTACAAGCCGTTTTCAGATCCCCCTATGAACCACGTTGCGTAAGGCTGTTGCATTGTAGCGACCAAGCCCATAGTGGCTTGCATTCCGCCAACCGCATACAGCGTAGGCGCAGGCTCCTGCACAAAGGCTACGGCTCCGCTTAAACTTCCAGTTATCGCTACGGTATCATCCGCTTGTTGTACAAACGCATACGATCCAGTTAGAGACGCGGTTGAGGCAACGGTATCCTTCGCATCGTTCGAATCTATGACCGCGCCGTGTAGACTGGCAGTGGCCACGAGGGTGGGGCGAATCTCGTTCGCCCACACGAACGTGCCTGTAGCAACGTAGAGGTTTACCTCGTCGCCTTGTGGCGGAGTGTACTGCGTAACCGCAATCAGCATTAGCCGACCGCCAGGGTTACTTGTGCCTAGGTGCGCGGAATCCTGCTGAAAACCGATAGACGTACTACCAACGAATTGGTGGTGTCGATTAGTGATTGATTGGGTCTGAAACCCAAGTGTCAGATCTGTGACTTTTGAACGGTGTCTGTGGTACGCGGTAGGGCTTGCGACAGCGAACCCTACGGAGGATGCGCCTACAGAGTAGCTAAAAAGGAGTGGCGTAGGAAATACGTACGCGCCATCTATAAAAGTGAAATTTGCAGGTATAGGCGCTATGTAAGCCATTTTACGTCACATTCATTTTGTCATAAACAATAGCATTATAGCCTGCTGGCGCTTCGCACAATACAAAATATCGGTTTGGGTTGGTTTTATCCAGTCCGGTAAATGTAAAAGTTCCGTCCCCTGCAGGTGCTGTAGACGCTACAACCCTGCGGGATATTTTATCCGTAACAGTGATCCGGCAACTTTTTGCCGCTGACGGACCGCCAGGAATACTGACGGTTCCTGAAAGCGTCCCTGTCATATCAATCGCGAATATAGCCGCGTTGGTGTCATTGTACCATGCTGGGAATGGGCGTTTCGTAGACCCTTTCAGTCCGTCTTTGCAAGGGCTAAAATCCGTTATGTACCCGGATAAGAGGTTTAGGTACATCTTGTCGAACAGCGAGGATGCGGAGGCGTTCCCGCCCACAAACGTACTGCTTAGCGTGATTCTTGATGTGGTCGTAGTCGCCTTGAAGGATCTTGCAACACCTACCCAACCACTCGCTACGGGTATGGAGACGTTGTGAAACAATGTCGCGTTCGCAGACGTGCCTAGCTGGATAGCGCAGGTCGCAGTGGATTCGCAAGTACCGAACCCAAGAAAAACATAAGTCTCGCCTACCACGGTTGTTATGTCCTGGTAGATAACACCGTTCACGGTCGTCGAGTTGTTGGTTATCCTACAGCCGTTCGTACCGTCCAGCCCACCAGCCACAGACGAAGCCGAGCCTGTCGTGACCGTCCAGCCCGTAACATCGGCGTCAAATGTAGGATTCGTGAGCATGTTAGCCATGAAGCACCCTTGTTAAGTGTCCGAAATTTCAAAAAATATTTCAGATGCGCTGTACATCCTAGACGCCTGCATTATCTTCCCTGGATACTCCCCAGTACTCTCGAACGTCTCTAAATGGGGTAGTGGTACATTGTGCAGTGGACACCATACCCCAGGGATTTCACCCCGTAGAACACCTGTTACTGACTCTGACACCCACATCTTGCTGAAGTATAGCCCGAAGTCTACCGGATTTGGGAACGGTATGGAGGAAGTTGCGCCACCCCACCCACCGCTTCCAGATTTCGAGTAGTCATTAAGAATGCCTATAGTGATCGCAGATCCTGTAAGCGTGTATCCTCGCGCCATGTAGCACCCTTGAGTTGCGGTCGTCTGGTTTGAAGGGCTTCCGTTTGCCACAGACGAAAACGAAGTGGTCGTAGCCCCTTTTATAATCGCCTTGAACTGATCGCCTGGAAGATACGAGGTTATATCTCCGAACAGGTGCAGCGTCCCTTGAGGACTGGCTGAATTTCCGTTGGTATTAATGTCTATTACAAACGCTAAGAACCCTTCGTCCGCAATCGCCATCCAAGGTCTAGCAGTAGCATCACTTGTAGAGCTTTTATGCCAGTACAGAAGCCCTGAATTTTGCGTAGCCGAAGGAAATGGTCCTGTACCGGAGTTTATATCCCCAGGCATCGTTTCGTAGCCCCTAACAATAGCGTATGCCGCGTTGGTATCGTCCACCCGCAGATACAATCCGCTACTACCAGCGCCCTGTTTAAAAGCCGCTAAGTTTGTTCCAGTAACAGGTTTAGTCCAGCCGCACCCTGCGAGTTTGACAGTTATTGTCCCGGTAGCTGTTCCTACGGTGGCTGCGGACGGAAGCGTGTACGTCACTTGGTTGTTCCCGGTAACGGTCGCGCTGAACTCACCGTTAAATTCGCTCTGCGTAGCGCCAGCCACGGTAATCTTTGCAGTGGTTTTCCAGCCGTGCGCGATGGGTACGTTTAGCGTTGCGGTTGTTCCAGAACCTGTTAAAGCTCCGCCTGCCAGTGTTTGCGAGCCGTAGCCGTCAACGAGGATGGCAGTTAACCAGTTTATCATTGATTGGACGGTGCCCGACATTGTAGGCGCACTGTAGTCTGTCGATCTAAAAACTCGTCTTGCCATGTTACACACTCACCAAGTTGATAGTCGGAGTGATGTCATACGTATCGTTTTCGATCATGGGAAACGGACCTGCCGTGTCGATCTCTGCGGATACCAGTTTAGGTGCTGCACCTGTCGTACAGATGAAGTATCCTCTAACTGCGGCGGTGTAATCACCACCGGTTGCCGTAAACGTCTGTTTCGCGTAAGTCATCACGCCACTTGCGTTCGCCCAACTCCCATCGGTCAGTGTAATACGCGCATACCCACCACCCGAAGCCTCTGCGGCTGCCAGCGTTGCGTAGGTTATGTTCTGGTCAATGGCGCCGCTGTACGTGAACAACCCAAGTTGCAGACCCGTTCCGCGATTTGTGTTGTCCTGCTTGAAAATCATGTTGCCGAAGACCACGCGACCTTCGATGGGTGTTACACCAGCCATGCTGATCTCCTTAGTTTACTGTTTTGACTCGGCTTACGATTGCGTAGTTATCCGTTGAGGTACGCGATATGCCGAGGACTATTAACTCTGTGTCTTGGTATTGGCTTGAAATACCTTTTATCTCCCAAGTACCGTCCGGCTCAACCTCGCAGGAGCCTACGATGGTTGGACCGTCTAGTGCCATTACCACCACGAAGCCTTCCATAGGTTGTGTTTCAACAAAAGCGTGTCCAGCCAACCTGTGAGGCCACGGCGGAACGATGTCCCCTGAAACGGTTACAGATACTTCGGGTCTCTGTACAAGTATATTGCTTACGGATACGTCTGCCATTACCAGGGTCCGGATATGTCGAAAGCTAAAGTCTTGCTGGAGAAAGTATCCAACATGAGATACTGCCTATTGCCGTCATTCAACGTGTCAAAAGGCTCGCAGCATTGGTAAAACGGATCTGAATCTCTAACTCCGTGCAGACTCGCGTATACTCCTGGATATGTTGCAAACTTCTCGTGAACAGGATTGCCGCTAGCTATTCTGTTAGCGACAGGTCTTGCCACATTAGATGCGTCGTCACAGATTATGTACCTCTCAAACAACGCTCCTCCCGTTATAGGAGAAGGAAATATAGACGCCCCACTAATAGCGATGTCGTGATTCTGGTTCGTAGGAACAACTGAAATGTTCAGATCGTTGCAGAATCCCAGTAACGGTATGAATTTCGTGGATTTCGTAGTGTCGTACAAGCTGTGTTCTAAAAAGCCGTTGATAGTAGCGTTGTATCCAAACAGCTCCGTAGTATCTTGCAGTGTATCGGTTATGAATTTCTGAGTCTGCACGAAGGCAACCGGGTTGCTCGTCACGTTGCCAAGCGGTTTCAGATCTCCAAACGCTACTACGACGCTAGACCCACGGTTCGTGTACCCAGCATTAGTAGAGTTTTGTGCCTGCGCAAACAGGTCGTAAATAAAGTAACAGGTTTTCTCATCCGTGATGAGAGTCCAAGGGCAAGACGCGTAGTTGGGCCTGAATATAGGCGATCCGTACCAAGTCGTGCTGTGCAAATCCGTACCTGTAACGGTTCTTGGAAAAGGCGTTATCAAAGAGTCAATATCTGAATAGTTCGCAGCGCCGGTTATGGTAGCCCACAGGTTTGTAGGCGTAGCTGTCGTGACTTGTGGATAACCGTCATCCTTAATCCGAAAATACCGACCGCTTCCAGCATTTCGTAGAAGAAGCACGTCCCCATTATCTATCGTCAGAGTCCATCCTGCACCAACTTTCAAATCTAGTCCAGAGCCGTAACCTGTAACCAAACACGCTTTCAGAATTGCCGCGACAGCACCTGCGGTAGCGTTGCTAAGTTGAGGAGCTGATACGTCTGTCGATCTATAAACTCTAACTGTCACTATGCCCACCAATCGTCAAGAGAGATTGCTGTTAATCCAGCGGATATTGAGTCTTGAAAAGAGATCGACGGTATCCACTGCAGTAGGCTGTATATCAAGAACCTCGCACCATTGCTGTCTACTACGAGGGATAACTCTGGTCCGATCTTGTACGTAGAGGTTGTTTCCGTTGTGTGTGGGCTGATTAGAAGCCCTGGTATCCAGCCCTGCGCGTACCGCATGAAGTTGCTTGAGTTAAGGTTTTGTCGGATAGGGTCGTCGAGCTTTTCCGCAAGAAACAGGCGCTCTGTTTCGAAGTCTAAATTAGCAGGGCTTGGAAAATGTGTGTATTCACCCTCAAGCACTGTCGGCAAGCAGTTACCGCCGTACCAGTATGGAGTTTTCGTAGTATTTTGGCTGTACTCGCACTTGACAGCACCCATCACCGTATTTGCAGAGTTTTCTAAACTAGAGTCTAAGTAGCACGTCCGACTAGGTCTCAGCACGGGGTGTCCAGAACCGTTGTAGTTACCCTCGTTTGATCCGCCAGTAGCTACGTTGAAGGATCTAAGCTCCCCGCCCATCACGAAAGATTGCGCTAGAGACACGTTTCCTGGCGCTATAGACCTGAAGTCACCAAAAGACACTACGCAGCGACGATTTTCATCCCTTGGCACGGAGTTGCTTGTTGGCATCGATGTGCTTGCAACCGTAGCGGAAGTCGTGAAAATGTGGCAAGTTCGGTTATCCGCTACTATCATCCAAGGTCTTGCGTTAGTAGGACTCGTAGCGTCTAACGATTTCGCAATGCCTACGCCATAAGCGTAGTTATCGTGCAGAGTGCCTCCCGCTAGCACCCTTGGAAAAGGCGATACGGGTGTATCGATGTCGGAGTAGCTCCGGCAACCGCACAAATGCGCCATGTGCGTGAAAGTATTGGCTCGATAGAAAGACGTTTGGCCGGGATCAAACGAGCAGTAGCCGTCCTCCTGAAACCGAAAGTACCTTCCGCTACCGTTTACACTGTCGTTTCTGAAAATAATCTTAAAATTCGGCGCGTCCTCTAAAGCTATCGTCCAGCCTGCGGCCTGCAATCCAGCGGTGATAGTTCCCGTAGCGGGTGTGACGGGAGAACCCGAAACGTTAAACGTAAACGTGTTCGCGTCTATAACCGTGATTGGAAACTGCCCGTTATAGTCTGCTTGGTTTGCTCCAGAGATCGTTATGTTCTGAAAGGCTGCGAAGCCGTGACCGTTTAACGTGACCGTAGCGACAGAACCAGACCGCGTAATGGTGCAGGATCTAGGCGTCACGCCGTTCACAAGCACCTGCTTGAGTACCGCGATAAGCGATCCTTTTTGCGCGGTCATCGTTGCTGCGCCTACATCATTCGATCTGACGATTACAGGAAGCATTATTTAGTCGCCGTGTACGCAAAGCCGTTAACGGTAAACGTCAACAGAGCCGTCAACGAGGTGGAGCCAACCACCATGTCCGTACTCGCTGTGCCTACCGTGCCGTCAAAACGCGCTGCAGTAGAGTTAGTAGTGGTCGGGTCATCACCGGCTTCGTAGCAGCGAAACCACGTTGCCGTGCCGGACTGTGAAATCTCACCGCTCCAAACGTCTCCGCTTGGCTTGCTTACTACGCCGTTTACGGAGGTGTCCAGTGTTAATCCAGTACCAGTACTGTTTATAGAGACAGTGACCAGTTTGTTTGCGCCGGAAGCGCCGGTGTCTGCATTAGTAGCTTGTGTGCCGGTGTACAGGTCTATGTGGCAGCCTTTAAAGATGTCCACAAGCCCGTCAAATACTTCCTCTACAACCACGTTATCGAAACGCGCCGTTTCACCCACTGTCGTGCTGTCACTTTGCAGAGTTACGCGAGTTGTCGTTGCGGTAGCGATAAAAGCCCTCTCGCGAGAAGTCCACGTTGCGTCCGTCATTGCGGCTACGTTCAGAATGCTCGATGGCGATCCGGTTGTACCAACCAAGAAACTACCTGATGCGCCGGTTCCTTTCAGGAAACTCCAGCTCACTTTGTAGATCCTGCCAACTACTGTTGTGATGTCCTGATACCCAGATCCCGCTGTGCCGGATGGACTCGCCACCGTCAAAGCGTTTCCTGTCACACCGCCAGCAGGCGACGTTAAAGTAGTAGAGCCGTTCTCAGTCCAGTTATCGTGCGCGTTGGATTCAAACGTCCCGTTTATAATCTTGTTCGTTTTGACGCCGTTAAGCTTGTCAACAAGCCCCGTAGATCGTTTGATAGTCATATCACGTCACCTTACAGCGCAGGCCAAGTAAGCAGAGCTTGGTTGATGGTGTAAACGTTGTCTAAGACGATTGACGGGTCACGCAAAGTGATGTCCCCACCGAACGGCGCAATCGTGCCATCTAATCTGGGAAGCGAGGTGCTTGCTAAACCGTTATCAGAAGCGTTGCCTACGATTCTAAACCATGTCGCTGTGCCTGTAGCCAGACCCGTGAACTGCCAAACCTGAGATGAACTTTTGTCAATAGTTCGGTTGGCAGCGGTTCCAAATTGCAGACCGTTAGTCGCGTTGCCCGGTGTGAAAGCACCGCCGTTTAAAGTCGCCATCCCCAGTAAAGGAGCCGATCCAACCGCACCGTCAGCGTTAGAGGCTCTTGTCCCACCGTAGATGAGAACAACGCCGTTATTAAAAGCCTCTCCAAATGTCTTACCACCGTTAGCAGTGGTGTTAAGCATGTTGTGGACAAGACCAGTCGAGTATGAAAGGGCCATATAAAAGTCTCCAGTTTTCGGAACGTAACTGCGTCTCGCAGATAGGTTAATTATATATTAAAAAATCAAATAGCGTTATAAGGTTCGCCAGCCCCATCCGTACACAACAGAATAAACTTCTCACCCTGAACATCGTAAGTGGCTGTGGATGCACCTTTACCCGATGGGTACGAATACGTACTTTCGGTAATATTTTTAAAATCAGGGTAGATCGCGATGCCTCTAGTCGTTGCGATAAAACACTTACTTTCCGGTAATTTTGCTATCGGTTTCCCAGGCACAGCTCCGTAATCCGCTAAAGCGGAAAGCCCGGAGTCCCCTGAAAAAGCGTAGATGTTACTCAAACACACGATCAGAAGCTGCCCGTTAACAGACTCAATACTTACCACTCTATCCGGTACTTCAAACCGTTTATGAAGTTTGTAAAACAGATGGTGTTGTTCGGGTACGCTGAACTGGATTCGCGAGGTGTTTGTTCCGGTCGATACTGCCATGACCACGCTTCCTTGGTGGAACGTTATCGCCAACACATCGTCTGGAGGAAAGCTCTCTGTATAGAGCGCTAGCTCATCCAAATCGCCCGTTGGCATTGGCAACGAGGTTAGGTGTGTCAGCTCGTTGGCATTCTCAATGTGCGCGTAAGTAGTTCCTGACACAACAAACAGGCTGTTCGGAGATTCCTCACACCAAAAGGCGTGTTGATCGGGAAACCCGGACGCTATTGCTCTGAACGCGGCTCCGTCGAAATACATAAGGGTGCCGTTGTTAATTATGTACATATAGCGGAGGTCTGTAGTCCCATAGCTGCTCGTAATGTTGCTTGCGGACACCTCTTGCGTAAATCCGTCTCTCCTAAACAGAGAGCCTGATGCGGATATGTTGAAATTTTCAGCAACCGACAACGCGCCGAATTTCTGTTTTTCCTCATCCGTAGTGTTTATAAGTCCGTGAAATTTTTTTATTTCAGCCATGTTAAAGGTGCGTTCCTATCAAACTGAGAATTATCTGTGCGATTGTAAGCGGATCTTGTACAGTGCCAACGGATTCAGTTCTATACACCACTTCATCGCCATTCGAGTTGATATAAGTGATACTCATCTTAATGATCGGCGACGAGCTGTTGGAACTTTGAAAAGATAGGGACTTTAACATCTAGTTTGTCTCCGCAGCCCGTATTAGCAGCGCCGTCAACACGGCCACCGACAAAGTATCCGAATCCTCGGAAACAGTAGTCGTTGTTGAGTTTTGCGTTGTTGTTGTCGTACTCTGTACGGCTATCGTAAACCCAGTGCTATCGGATTTCGACGTGATATTCACGGATATGTCGTAGCTCATCAGTCTAAAAATCCTCCATTACGGTAATAGGTGGCGGGTAAGTGCTTCCCGAAGTTACAAAATTATACGTTGTTGATGGCGGTTGTCCACTCGAAGTCTGTGTAACAAACGGGTTCAACTGCGCGTCCTCCCAGTTAGTGAACCCTCCGCGACGCCTGAAATCCCCCCACCCGCGAATATCCGGCCACTCTGGAGGAATGTCTCTTTCTACGAGTTCTACGTCCGCACTCGCTGCGTTGAAATTATTTGCTCGTCGGTGACGATCTTCAAAGTTTCTAAATTCTAAATCTAGCGGAGCGTCAGGATCAAAGGGCTGTTCTGGATCTCCGTTTTTAGCCACGCTAGGTCGCCATGACTCGAAGAACGTTCGCGGAAGCAAAACAGTACCCGCCGGAAACACGATAGACCCTTCTGTGAAATAGATATACCGAGCATCCGAAGATAGGATCGGGTAGTCAAAATCTGGCACGTCAAAAGGCGCGGATAAATCTACCGCAAAACCCGTTTTTGCAGAATCTGTAGCGGTGTAGCGTCCCGAAAAGCACAGGTTTATTGACTTGTTTATTTTTATATTCTCTGTCGAAAAATACCCTGTTAGCGGTCCTGCGGACTTCGGTTGGGGTTGCGTGTAGTAAACCATGTGCGGTTCAAAGTGCATATCTGATCTGTTCGGTATCGAAACCCCAACCTGCATATCGAGCGGTCTGGAAAGATACTCGTGTTCCTGGTCGCCGCGTCTTACCACGAGGGAAAGGGTTGCGTTCGCCCCTACGCTTGGTTGAAGGTAGTCCTCATCCGGTGTGAATACGGGGGATTGCTCGTAGGACAGGAAGTGGGTGTCCAGCGTTCCGTTCATTTTAAAGTAAAGGTATGTGTCGGATAGCGGATCGGCTGCGTAAAATCGAATGCAGTTGTCCCAGGTTCGCACGTACTTGTACGCATTCTCAGAGTATTCTCGCGCTCGCAACGTGGTTATCACTGCTGTAGTGTCCATAGGAACCGGTTGGTTAACATTACTGGACTGGTAGCTCACGTTGGCGTAGCGGTAGTAGAAGGACGTTTCGGAATCCAGCGATCCCCCTGAAAAGGGTATGCCAATCGTCTCTTCTACTTCGGTTTGCGTAGCGCCGTTGACTGTAGTGGTTGACAACTTAAACAGATGCCTCGTGTAGGTAGGCGCGGAGTGCCTTGTCCACTTATCCATCAGTTTCCCTGAGTCGTAAGCGCCCGTGCTTATCCGCCAATCGTATGCTTGCCCTACGCGGAAACCCATCGCAAACAGCGGGTGGAAATACTGCCACATGAAATATCCGGCTGCGTAAGCCGGTCTGCTCACATCGTGGTCGCAAGTAGTGTCCACAGTCTCTACAAGTATCGCGATCTGGTTGTGTCCGGCTCTTGCGGCTACTATTCGCTTTCCGGTAAGAGTGGTCACGTCTTGCACCGTGTTTCCAGAGCTTATCGTCGAGGAAGAAATTGTGTACGACAGTTGTCCGCTGGAGGGCGGTGCTGTCCCGATGGTTGCTGAAGTTCTGTGAACGTGAAGCGTAGAGTCCGCTGTTACGGTCTCTATACGCCCTATCTCCTGGGAGAATAGCCAGTTACCGCTTTTCTGTTGCTGAAACAAGTTTATGACGGAGGCTTGCGCTCGTATTTCGATTGAAACGAGCTGTGTGCCGCTTACAAAAGCCGAGTAAAGCTGCTTAACATCCGTCTCATCGCGACCAGTGTTATCGGTAGGCGTTATGCCTATCGTGTACGCTGTAGCGGTGTTGTCTATCACTTTCACGTCGTAAACGCTGAACACCCCTTCCTCGTTGACTGTAAGGACTGTCGCGGATATATCCGATTTTCGGTACGCGGCGCGAATTGTTTTGTCGGCTCCTATGGCCGCAGAAATGTCGTACTTCAGGCCGCGTAGGTAAATTATTTGTTTTTTCTTACCCACTTCCCAAGACATTCCGTCGTTAGTATTAGATAGTTGATAATCGCCACGAATATTGGCGACACTAAGCTCTCCAGTCTTAGGTGTTTTTACAACGGCGCTGGCTGCGGCTTTGTATTGCGCTACGGTTCCGTTTCCGATGTCCGCCGTCACATACGCCGTTTTCGCTTCCGTTCCAACGACATCAAAAAATCGAGTGCCTGGAAACTGGTCAAAACGTGTGTCTGCTGTTACTTGAGTGCTGCCGGGAAGTCTCCGTGGGTTGGCTTGCGCCATTCCGAAAACTATACCGGATCCGCCTCGGAATTTACCAATTCCGCTAGGCATTTTAGTTTCCGTTGTCCAGTAGACGCTTTATAAACTCTACGGCTAACCCGACGCTGATAGCGCCAAACAATTTTTGAAAGTTTTCAATTTGATTAAGTTTGGCATCTGTAGACGCCTTATCTATCGCCATTTCTTGAAACATTTTGTTGGATGCTTGAATGCGCGTATCAAACCGCTCAAACGCTTGTCGGTGATCCTGAACCATTTCCAACGCTCGCTTTTCGCGCTCATCGAACTGCGTAAGCAATCGCTGCAGCATAGTAGACTGGTCGTGCATCTCAGACATAAACTCGCTGAAATGATCGCGTATCTCATTTACTGTTCTATCAACCGTCATTACCTTATGCTCCAAACTAGCTATTCGCGCCGCATGGTCATTTTGCATATCTGCCATTTCAAATCCTTATTTAGTAGACAATCATTTCTCTAGGTACGTCCGTTTGCCGTTCCCTAAGTACAGACGCCGGAACTCGCATTCCGAATACACCTTCAAACTTTTCAAAATCTTTCTCGGATTGCTTTGGTTTGTACGTTTCCATGTCGTTTTTCAACAGCAGCCGTGCCGTAATGCCGTAAACTAAATCCGGTTGCCACATCGCGTCTATCTCTGGAATACCTTCGAGATCGTCTAGCGATAACTCCGCAGGAAGTCTGGCTATATCTACGAGGGCTGTATCTGCTGCGGTTGGTGTTGGGGAGAACTGAATCGACCTGACTAAGAGTCCTTTGTCTAGTCCTTTACCAGCAAGGGTTATGTCTGGAAAATATCTAAGGGGGTGTGCAGCAGAGCTTGTTGGTCTGCCATTGTACAAGGCTTCGTTGCGTCGAACGCTGGCTCTTGTGAGCGTTGTTCCCGGTCTTGAGGCCAGACGTACCGAGCGTATGTCGGTGATTCGGCTTGGAAGCGCGTAGGTATCGTTCCACGCACCGCCGGGGGAAACTTGTGTGAAAGGGATCGGATAGTTCATCTGAACTGTAAGATCCGCTCTGAGTGCTGCATCGATTAAAGAATCGTTGAGCGCGTCTACTATTTCTTGATCGGACCACAAATAGGGCGTTGCGTCCACATCGTCTAATCTTACCCTAACCCTATTTATATAGTCTGCTACTGTAATCATCTATCGGCTCCAAATATTCTTGATACGGTGTCTCCCGACTTGATATTTTACCCTACTTAAAGTCGATAGGTGACTACAGTAGCAGTACGCCGTTAAATTACATCGGCGCTTGTGACAGTCGCTTTGGTTTTCTTTGACGGAGCGGCTTCGGCAGCAGCGGCTTCGGCAGCAGCGGCTTCGGCAGCAGCGGCTTCGGCAGCAGCGGCTTCGGCAGCAGCGGCTTCGGCAGCAGCGGCTTCGGCGTCTGGAGCTGACCCCTCGTCGAATACTTCTTCGCCGGTTTCCAGGTCTACCTCTACACCTGAAGCGCTAAAGTACACACCGTTTTGCGAGTACGCAGCGGCGCTACCTATTCCGTGAACCGTAGCAAACGGAGCGTTATAATCTAATTTCTTAGCCATTTCTATGCCTCGAAGGTACTTTGGTCATGGTGTTAGTTTCCTCGTACTCAAATCTTCGTCCGCTGCCGTAGCTTGTCTCTACAGACACGTCATAGCATGCTGATCCGGTCGGATCTGAGGCGCACCCTTCCGCGAGGTATCCTTCTGTTAAAGGGTTGTGTGAAGCAGCCTGATTTTCATCAGGCTGCGAGTCGATAGTCAACGCTATAGACAGGTTCATAACTTTTTAATACTTGATCTTGAAGTTTTTACCCATGTCTGCGCCCGCAGACTCCTCAGAGGCGTTCTGGCGGAAAGTCACACCGTGACCTTGCTGCTCTGGTTCAGACGATCCTCTAGGGATCTTCTCAACGCTGGATAAACCGCTTTGAACACCGGCAGCCGCGCCGGATTCTCCGCCTTGTTGCCCGTGGTATTTCTGATACTTATCAGGATTGAAGTCAGCCATTGTAGTCTCCTAATTGATTGCTGCTTATGAAAGGTGTTCGCGTAGTTATTATACGCTTAGAACCAATCCAGTGTTACATCAATAGATCCCGCACCGGCAGGCGTACCACCCGTGTTCGCTACAAACGTAATTAGAACTGGACCGTTAGACACGATAGCCGCTTGTGCCGTACTCACGGTAGCGGCTGCCGCTGTACCTGATACGTCTAACAACGGAATCAAAGGGTTTACACCTTTGTTTACAGAAAACCCCGCTGCCGAACCCGCTGCCGTAGTTCCGATGTCCAACGCTCCGCCGACCGCTAAGTTATTAGCGACACCGACTTGTACTTTCGCAGAAGTTGTAACGGCATTGTAAGTCGTAGTTGGAGAAGCGTTAATGCTTTGAACTCGGCATTGTGTGCAGCCTGGAGGTGGTGTAACAGCCCAAGTAGCATTGGCGACGCCGATGGTACGAGAGTAGGTTACAGATTTTGGATTGCTATAAGACATTGCTGTTCCTCTTATAAAAACTTTTTAAAAAGTGGCGGAGTTTACCCGCCACTATGCTTGTAACCCGCTGCTTACGCTGCTGAGTCCCACTTAACTATCCGCGCATCTTGTTGGTTAGGGTGGCTTAAACCGAAACCTTCGAGGGCGTACCAAGCGATACCTCGACCGCGACCGTAGTCATCTGGAATCTTACCGCGAATTTCTTCAGGAATCGCGATACCTTCGGCAACAGTGTCGTTACCCATGAAGAATATCCAATCTGATTTCGCGTTGTTCCAGATGTCTGCTGTGCCTGTCTGCGCGTTAAACGTGGTTGAATCCGTAGCACCACCCTGCGGTATGTGTGTTTGTTCAACAAAGCGCACACCTCTGTAACGCCCTACTTCACCGTTTTTCAGCATCACTAGACCGGTTTCGGAGTACTGTTGAATGCTTTCTAAATCCGATTTTAACTGGATTAACGCAAACGGACGTGAGATTGCCAAATAGTCGCCATTCTCATACGCTGGAATACCGCGTTCTTTCATTTGAGTAACGATCGGCTCTACGTGACCTTTACCGAAGGCTACGTTGTTGGTAGTGTTCGGGGTTCCATTAACAGTCCAATCTACTGAGGTCGTTGAGGTGCCGGTTGTCGGTGAGACTCGTAACGGTGTTTTGTTGAACTCGGACCAAGCCGCCACGTCGAAAGCTTCAGCCACGTCGATCTTCAACAATTTGTTGATGATTTCTTTAACAGGCTGTTCAGATAAGTCATCCAATTTGCCGGTGTAAGGCACCGCTTGACCAAACTCGGTGATAGTTCCGAACATTTGGGTGACTTTAAAGCCAGATTCAGGCATTCTTTCAGTCTCATCAATCTGGCGACCTTTGGTTGCCAATTTTGAATAGACGTTCCAATACCATTTTTCGCCGCGACCTTTACCTACTAACGGTTTGCCGTCGGCATCATTCTCTTTTACATCACAAAGTTGACGAAACTTTACAATAGGAAGGTTTTGTAGGCGTAAATATTCCGAAAGATTCGGAGCCCACATATACCCGCCTTCGTCAGCAACAGCCCAAACTTGACCACTCATAATTTCTTACCTTCTAAATTAATGTCTCTCGACAAGTTAAATGTCTCTCGACAAGTTAAATACTAAGCTTGCCCTCTTTTACGCTTCATTTCGGTGATAGCATCACTTCTGTTAGGCGCTTTTGGAGGCTCTGGCGGCATTTCTTTTGCCGACGCAGACGCGGGTGTAGATGGGATTTCACGTTTTTTTACGTTTCTATCCTCCATATCTGGAACTTCCACCTCCGTTGGAACAGGTGCTTCAGGAGCAGCAGCTTCAGGAGCAGCAGCTTCAGGAGCAGCAGCTTCAGGAGCAGCAGCTTCAGGAGCCGGTTCCATAACTTCTTCAGGCGGTGCACCCATAGGAGGCTCCGCCATTGGTGCTTTCGCGGCATCTGGGTACAAATCCGCAACAGCTTGTCGTAAAGCGTCAGCCGGACTCGAACCATTGTTTCTGTAAATGTCTGCGATAGCTAATACTTTTTGTGCGGGTAGGCCATCCTCTCCCAGTTCAGGATGCGCGGCTGCCAATTCTTCGGCTGCAGCGAGGTAGTCGTTTTCGTCCTGCACGGCTTTACCGTCAATCTTGGTACGGTGCGCGTTCTCCGCAAACCGGTGGTTTTGTAACTGACGGTATAGCTGTTTCGCTTCTTCCATGTTGCCGTACATGATCGCATCGTGATAGGCGTCTATCAGATCGTCGTGTGCCGCGCCTTCCGGTGAAGTGTACTCGCCAATGTCTTGCCCTGTTGGCGTGTGCATTTCCTGGCCTTTAGCCATTTCTTGCTCTTGCTCAATAGGCGACTCGTTCTGCTCATCGGTAGGCGTTTCCAGAATTTCTTCCTTCTCGTGGGCCGCAGCTTCTACAATCCCGCCACCTTCGTTTTCACCTGACATTCCAGGAGGCGTTTCGGCCACGATACCTTCGCCCTCGACTTCTCCGCCTTCCGCAAATCCAAGGATACTCGCTAACTTACCAGATGCCTTTTTCACGGCGTTGCTGTTATAGTTAGAGCCTTTAACTTGCGCCGTAATCGCGTCAATATCCGGGTCGCCCGAAACTTGTGGTTGTGTGGTCGGTGCAGGTGCCGGTTGCAGTTCCTTATCTTCAGGAACTTCGCCACCCTCCTCAAAGCCTTTAATATCCGCTTCGATAGAGTTTTTGTCCTGTTCCGCTTGAACGGGATTTTGGGTACTCATCGCAGGCTCTTCGGGTTTATCCTCGGAGTCTATTGGTTTACCCGCATTGCGTTGCGAGCTTCTTTTTCCCGCTTTCAAACGCTTTTGAGCGTTTTGGTCTTTGGAAAAGTCGCGAGCAGGTTCATCCTTGTTCGCTTCTTCTTTTTGACCATCGGCAGTGTTATCAGCCATGTCAGTTATCCCCTTTAGGTACTTGCGTCTCTCGACATGTTAGTATCGACTAGCACATTGATACTAAATTAAGTATAGCATGTCAAGAAACAGTTATTGATTCAGATAGAATAAACTCTATCGCCATAGTGTTGAGCTGCTAAATCCTCAGCTCGGATTTGCTCCTCTGCAGCTTCTGCGTTAGCCAGAGCTTCATCGAGCCAGTGTAGAAACAGTTCGGGTATGCGAGCTTCGTACTGCAACGCCGCCACCAATTTGGCATTGGTCGGATCAACTCCAGCCAATCTCTCTAATGCGTCCTCTCGGCTCTGTTTTGCTTTTTCCAGAAGGTGCTTTCCTACCGGATCTCGCGTAATGAAATGCTCTGTGTGAACCCCGATCTGCACTTTTTGCATTAACGGGTCTGTCGCGTAGACGCCTGCGGTATCTGTCATAAGCTATTAATCCCTGCTGAAATTCCGACATCCGGGTTTGGTGGAAAATTAGGATGCGAGTTTTGAGGAAGTGGTTGCGCAGGCATGACGGGAGGCTGCGTGATAGCTGGCGCTCCGTTGTGATCGACGAAACCGGACGATTTCAAGACCTCATCTGTTGCGGGCGCTAATCCTGGGTTCTGAGCAATAACAGCAGCGGTGTTAGCAGCTTCGTAAACGCTGGTAACGTTTTGAGAAGACGTTTTCGCGATAAGCAGTTTAATGTTCTCGCGCATTTCTTGCAGCTCAAGTTCGTGTCGGCTTTTCTCAAGTTCGAGTTTCATCATCGCAACTTGCAGCTTGCCTTGCTCAATCTGATTCTTACTTTCAATCTCTTGCATTTTAAGCTGTACAGCGGGATCTTGCTGTTGCTGGACTTTTAAAAAGTTGAAAAACCTGTCGCCGTTGTCATATCCGGCTTGCGAGAATATCTCTTTAGCCAGTTCTGCACCGTTTAAAGCTTGCGCTGCGTCTGGTATAAGCTGTGTTACGGTAGCTACGGCTGTTTGAATTTTCTGTAAGCGTTGTGTTGGGCTTGTAGACCCCATACCTACGTTTACAGACACGCAGAACCGTTGTGCAAAGAACTCTTTGTAAACTCTTTGAAGCCCCGCTTTTTTAGCGGATACTTTCATCGCAGTTGCATCTGTTTCGTATTCGGTTATAAGTTGCACCAACTGCCTCAAAACAGGCTCTATCCATGTTTCAGTGATGGTTCTAAGCTCCATCTCCCGAACCTTGTTGCCGGATTCAGCCATCAAGTTCATGCCGGTCGCTGTTTCGTGCATTCGGCGGTTGGAATTGACCGTAGACCCTGTTGTGGACCCTGTTAGGTCGTCAATCGACAAGTTCATTCGGTCTTCCTCTTGAAAGGAGGAAGCGGTTACATCTTGCACCGGTAGCGGCGATACGTGGGAATCTAAAGCGCCCGCAGCGGAAACACCGATTAGACCGCCTGGGGTGTTGCGTGATAACGCTCTGACATCAACATGTCCTCCAGATCGGTACAGCATTCGGCGGTTAAGAACCTGTCTTACGTTATCAAACCGTTGGTTCTTTAACTCGTTGAGCGCCCGCTGCATGTTCGACATGAGTCCTACGGGACTTTCGGGAACCGCTCTATCCGGTTCCACTTCAATGCACCCGATAACATAATCACGTTTTCCACCAGCCCACGGGATAACTTGGCTGAGCGGAACTGGGTCTGACAGTAAAATCTGAGTGCCTACCGTGTAAAACAGCCAGTCTTTACCGCCGACTCTTGCAATGTTCCGGTGAATCCACACTATGCGGAAACGGTTATCCACCTCCGTAATGTTGGCCTTCGGGTCCACTTTTCCAGATCTTGCTCGGCGGGTCGGATCTATGTTGTCCCTATTGCCTGCCGAAAGCAATCCGTTTGCAGGAATGCGCCTCCACGAAGGCTCACCGCTTTTAGCATCGTCCCCTTTCTCCATCTTGTCTAGCACGTCCCCTAAAAACATCGGGATAAGCTCTACGAGGTAGGGGGATGAGTTCGCGGGGTCTATCCAGTCTGCGGCTGGCGATATACGGATGTTTTCCGTGGGAATTAGTTTTACTTTTGGTTCGTCAGTAATAACGTGGGTTTTGTAGTACTCTGTCCCGTCTACTATGTCTACTGTTTCATCCTCGTAGTCGTATTCCCAAGACTGCCGGGATACCACTACACCCATTACGGCTGACTCAGACACCCCGCCTAGAATAGTCTGATACCAAGGGATCGTGTTTGACAGTCGGTAATTGAGCAGTTCTTTCATGAAACTGGCGGCATTGACCTGCATGATACTGTCTTGGTCAACCGCTTCTATGGACACTACGTCCATGTTAGAGAAGTAGGCGGCAGCAGCAGAGGCTTGAATGTCCCTTACAAGAGTTCGGCTTTTCGGAAAGAAATAGTTAGATCGGTGTTTGTTGCCTTCCAGCGTGATCGGTGAACCTGGGGCGTGATCGGAACGGTAGTGCGCTAAATTTCGGTTCCAGATGTGCCGTTGGTACGCCTGCAGCCACGTTTCGCTAGAATCATAGGCGTTTCGCGCTATTGTGACCCAGTATTGGTGATCTCTGCTCTGCTCCGGCGTCACTATTGAAGTGACGTTGACAGCGCCCATGCTGTCCACCGCATTTTTAACAGGGGCTTGATAACCCCTCGCCGGTCTGTAGTCCGCGCCTTCAAGCGGCGCTTGCGGATCTGTGGTAATAGGCATTTTACGTCCCGTTAAATTGATTGTGCTGAGCTTTTATTCTCTCATACCCTGGGTTGTTGTCCGGTACGGCGTCCACATTGGGTAAGATCAATCCGTTAGGCGTGTTTATCTTAGACCGAACATCGTCCGTATCTCTTGCCCCCCGTACCACAAACCCTAAAGCCTCTAAAAGTTCACCCCCGCCCCGCATAACTGATTTCATCTCGATTCGATCAAGATCTTTCGGATTGATCAAATACTTTACTTCCGTAGGTATGTCTACAAGACTGATAAGCATACTGCCTATAGACGCTTCCGTTGCGCGTGTAAACTCGACACCCCATTTATAGCCTGGGTAGTGCCTTAGCAAGACGCGCAACGCTTGAGCGGCGAGTGCTTGCTCTTCTGGGGAGTCTGTTAAGAGTGAGTTGTTGCGGATATTTTCGAGTTTAGCCATGCTTTAAGGGTTTGTGTTGGTTGCTAAGTCTGGATCTGCGGCGTATGGAAACGGTTTTCCGTAAACGCCTTCTCCCTGATAGTTTGACATGAAAACCTTCGCGCCACCACCAAATTCGTAAACTGGGTATGCTTCCTCAACACCACCTGTCGCGTGGTCGTAAAGCTCTAAGTAGTCAAATTCGTTATAGTCGTTCATGCGTTGCCTCCAATTTAGCAGTTGTATATCACAAATGCTTGCTTTTTGAAAGAGTATACCAACCTCCGGTATTGCGTAGTGAGATCTTTCACCGTGTACTGTTAATTTTTAGCACTTCGGAGTAAAAGTTTATGGAAGCGTTACTGGTAAACAATGAGCTTAAAACATCGTCCAGAATAGTGTCAGAAGTTTTTGGAAAAGCCCATAGGTCTGTACTGAGAAATATCAGAAATCTGGACTCGCGCTATTCCGAAGGACTGAGTTCTTTAGAAGACGGTTTGTTTTTAACTACGCGAAGGTCGCACAAGCCACTTCGCATAGTGTATTTCTCAGACCTCGTTATCTCCAATGCAAGATCCACCGCCGCATTTAATCTTCCGACCAAATAGGGATTCCCGTCTTTCAAGGGTCCCCCCACCAAATCTAAAGCGTGGCTTGTGAGTATCTCCGTGCAGTTACGATTGTAAAAAGGCATTGTGCTTAGATTAACCGCTAATTGCGCTAACTTTACGGTTTTAGCGTCTTGCAGTCCGCAGTACCACCACTTACGAATCTCTTCAATTCGCTGTTTTTCGGCGGGACCTTCTACCCTAAAAACACTCACCGTATCCACTATCGCAGCAACCTGCAGCCCGTAGACCTTGTAAATATCCGAAATATTCCGTAGGTTTAGGTCTACCGTTCCGCTTAACCAAGTCGCGGCTAAAACTATAGGTGTGCTATTTACAGTCCCAACAAGTTTAACAATATTCTGTACGTACTCCGCATAGCTCTGTCTGGTGTTCTCCCTTTTAAATTTAGCATACTCGTCGAGGGAGGTCTGTTTCGCATGTTCGACCATTTTAGGTCCAAAAGAATCTATTCCGGTCAATTCCCGCTCGACCGTCAAACTCTTAGCGTCCCCCTCGTAAGACAGCAGCTCGATTTCTCCGCTAGTGCCGTTGTGGTTTATAGAATATTTTTGCATGTCGGTTTTCCTCTGGCCATAAAAAAGCCCCTGTTTTTAGGCGGGGGCTTTTCCATATTTAAAGCGCTGTTTTAGATTATTCAGCGTCTGGAACAGGAGGTTCTTCAACCGGTGCGGGGTCTACCGGAGTCTCAGGAACCGGTGCGGGTTCAGTCACTGCTGGCGTTGCACTAAGTTCAATGGCTACCACTTCCCCTGGTAAGAAGGTAAATTCGATCATTCCGACAAAACCTTCTGGCGTATTAGGATCAGTATCGCCAATTGCCGTCACTTGTACAGTACCCGCCTTTCCTGTCGGCATAAGCGAAACAGAACCGTCATCGTTGACTAAAATAGCTGCGATGGTCGGGTCGGAGGACGCCCAAGCTACATTTCCCAAAGCGTTAACGTCTAAAACATTGCCGAAAGCATCGCGAGCCGCGATGATCGTCAATAGAAAAATTTGCATAAACAGAGCTGTAATCTTCATTCTAATACCTTCCACAAAATGTTTTCCCGCAATTTTTACCTCGATAACGCCGTTTACGGGTTTAGGCGGCGTTGCCGGTACTTCAGTTACGGTGACTTGGTTAAGATCCCAGTCCACGAACACGTTTGTTTTACTCATCATGCTCTCCTAGAGGGCGTTATCATATCGTAAACAAGCGTATTTTAAAGGACGCTTTTGATAGTGTCCACTTTTGATTTACAGATCTAAATGTCCGCATATCTCGTTAAAACCATGCTTCCACACCCGAATATTCTCTTGTACCCGTTTGCCGTCATATTTTGAACTTCCGTTAAATCTTCGTCATACGTTTCAAGCTTGCCAGCCAACTTATGCTTCTGAAAAGCGTACCGCGAAAAACGTTTCCCGTGTTTAGTATAGTAATAATCGGGTTTCGTCACATAATCTTCTACAAATCCACACGCTTTATATCCATTGCCGTTGAACAACCGCAGATCACAATATGTTCTAAGGATTTTGTACTCTGATATGAGTTTGCTCAATCCTCCAACAACCTGCGTGTTCAACGTTGTGCAGTATCTTATAAGCTCCATCTCAGAATGTTTGAATAGAGATTCTCGCTTCCCAAAGGATGCCATAGCCACGATCTCTCCATCGAGGGTGAGGGCTTCGTGTTTTTCTGCATTTGCATACCCTTGGATGTGGTTCGCTTCGTAAAACTCTTTAGCTTGTTTTACGGAAACCGTTTCCTTTACTGTCTTACGTGCGAATATTCGTCGTTCATATTTTCCAAGTCGAGTAAGAATGATTGACTTCACTATATCCTGCTTATATACCCACTCATCCTCGAATATCTGGATAAGATCTACTCCTCTTTCGTTGCACACTTGTAATTTATCTGCGTGGTAGTGCTTTCCGATACGGTCGAAGTTGTGCCAGTACAGTCCATTAGCTTCTACAGCTAAGTTTTTACTAGGTATGTATACGTCCAGTTCCGCGTAAACGTGAACGTTCCTCTTAGCGTTACGCAATACTTTTCCTTCCTCTAAAGGAAGCCTGTAGTTCGGATGTGCGTTGTAGGGGCTTAGAAACTCCAGCAACTCCTTCTCAAAATTTGAAGTTCCGTTGTTGGAACATTTTCGGCATCCGCTTCCCTGAACGTGGTTGTGGTACTGTTGCGTGAAAACGCCGTGATCGTTGCACTCGATGGTTAGTAGTCCACCCTCTAGCCCTAAGTATGCGTATTTATCCCCGTGGACTGTTTTAGCCTTATCCACAGCCTCATCAAAAGTGTAGGTCTGGTGGTCGGCTTTGTTAGTAATAGCGCAGGCTTTGCAACCTTGACCTCTAAGGTGTTGTGCGGCTCTCTGCCTAAACGCACCATGCTCCTTACAGACTATCGTAGTAAGCTGTCTTGCTCCAGAGAAACCTTTTTCAACGTATTCATATAGCGATCCATGTTTCTCTTTAGATCTCTTTTCAAACTCTTTAAACGTTAGCGCGTTGCTCTTGTTCGTAGCCAATCTCGCACATGTCGGGCAGCCCTGCCCTTCGAGGTGTTTTTTAACCTTTTGTTCGAAAGTTCCGTGTTCGCGGCAAGTGATCTCAACTATACTCTCAGAGCCTGTTTCTAAATCTGCTTCTTGGTACGAATACCTGTGATCGTGAATGCGTTCCGCTCTTGAGTGAAACTCTTTGAAAGTCAACCTGCGGTTCCGTACTCTGTGAAGGTTAGCGCACTTTGGGCACTGCGCACCCTTCAAATGACTCGATACGTTTTGTGAAAAGTCCCCATGCTCCTCGCACGTAATTGTGATGTTGTGTTGAGTGCCCTTATACGAATCCTCGGAATAGGTGTATTTTTCTGAGTGCGTTTTTCTAGCTCTTTCCAAGAATTGCTGATAGGTAGTCGTAGGTCGCATTGCCAGTTAGCCGCCAGTATAGGAAAACCTCCGCAAGTGTCCCCGCATGGGAACCCCTGTTGAGGTTTCTAAAATAGTTCTTTAAATTAGTATACTACTGCGTTTAGTTACTGTCAACAGCTAGAACCCTAGCGCGGCAGGCTCGTACCCGACACCTACCCCAAACAGGCTGTTTGAGTTCGGGAGAACACTCGACGAGACTTCGCCGAACATTCCTTGCGCTCTAGCTTGTCCAAATTGCAAGAAAGCGTCAGCGGCGTTTCGAGAAGGGTTTTTCTTCGGAATGTTTCGCCACGTCCCGGTTCGCGGGTCCCAATCTTTTAGGAAGTTTTGCAAATGCCTCAATCCAACTGCGCAATTCTTTTCATCGAATACACACATGTGGAATACTTCCCTTGTTTGTTGGATAGCCATCTGCTTGTCCGGAGTTCTCGGCACCAGATCGAATTTCCAGTACGGCATTAGCTCCCGAAGCATTTCTTCAGGTGTCATGTTCCTTTGCGCCCCCTGCCGCCGGTGGTTCGCATCATGGGGAAGATAGTGGTAGCCATAGGCATAGCTCATCTCAGACATTATTTTTACGAAGTACGCGAAGGGTTCCCCTGTTGCCTCCATGAAATTAATGATCGAAAAATGTGTTCTTTTCGCTTGGATAAACCAGATCGCGGTCTCATCATTTGCGCCTATGTCCCAAAACGTACTGACCGGATAGTGCGGGTCGTGTGGGCATAGCCCTATTCTCTGCTGCTTCCTTGCGTTTTTAAGCTCGTTTTTAAAATACGCACTTTCCGTACTTATTTTAAAAGCTTCTGCGTGCGTAGAAGGTTGCTCGCTCCACATACTTGAACGGTCGCCAGAGTACGTTTCTCTAAGGTATAGCGCGTACCAGGCTTTCTGCTCCGGTGATAAATGGTAGCCAGTCTCAGCCTGAATCTCATCGAAGTATTCCTCGTCTTCAGAACTCAGAACTACCGAATTTCTCGGCGCTGTGTAATCCGGGTTTTGGAACCACGCAAAGAAAAAGAACTTGAACTGCAGTTTCCACAATTTTCTACCTGTCTCTGCCGTTGCCACAGCGTTCTGCACCATATCGTAAAACAGCCCGTACTCTCCCTCCGCAGTGGATTCTACAAATATGACACCATCTTCCGCCACAGAAGTGATAGAACCTGTGATTATTTCTCGCGCCTTTCCGGGATCTTTTGCAGCTATCTTCCCGAACTCGGAGATGTGCAGAATCGTAGGTGTTGTACCCCGTGCATTCGAGGAGACTTCTACGCGGCTGTCGTTCTTAAACTCCATAACGGTCTTGGACGGATCACTTGCCGTAGGCAGCGCGGTTTTGAAGATGTCTGGCAGCCCATCGTAGGCGAACTTGAAAACATCTCGGAAAATAGCCTCGGCGATGCCCAAGTCCTGTGCGATTACCCTTCCCGTCTCATTTGGCGAGAACAGCGCAGTATCAAGCATTAAAATCTGTATCGCTGTAGAAAAGCCCAGTTTCCGGCATTTAAGGATCACATTTCGCGTGTGCATTCCATCGTACAGATATTTCTGCGCTTCGTTCTCCCTAAATATAACGACTTGTTTCTTCTTATTGATGATTCGGTAAAGATTATTGAGCCTCCACCGAATATCACCAAGCCCCCGTTCTAGCTCTTCGTTTGTGAAATCGAAGATTACGTCATCGGTTTTTTTCGGCGTAAAAGCGAGCTTTTTAGGTTTGTGAATCACGATCTACACACCCATACCCGATCTTTTACCCCAGTGCGAAGCTCCAAACATTCTTACTGCTGCATAAACAGCTTTCTGCTTAAATCGAGACGCGCCCAGAACTTCCATGCCTTCTACGAGGATGCTGTCGGCTTCCAGCCGCGTAAACCGATCCGTCATTCGCGAGTAGATGAAGTCGTGGACGACCGCCGCTTCTCGTATGTTCGTATCGGTTGGTCCTATAAACCAGTGCAGGAATTTTGGAACAGACGCAAAATCCGTTTCAAACCCTTTATCCACACAGATGAAGGTCCTATATTGGTCTGATATAAACGCAAAAGAGTCCTCTAATCGGACTCTTTTTTCCCCAGGCGTAAAAGCCGCCTCTACGTCACCAATGAACTTAGACATATCGTTATTTACACGTTATTTGAATTTTATTTGGTTGCAGCGCCCAGTTCCACCTAGCCCTGTTCAAGGCACGGGCTGATTCTGGGAGCTTGCAATATGTATTGACCATTTTACTGACTGTCTCCATAGCGATCATGTCGCCGTGGATAACTTCTGCGCAGCCTGTGCTGTATAGAACACTCACCGCAAGCACGATTCTTTTTAACATTTTAATCCTTACGGGTTTTTAACATCCACCGATATGTAGTTTGACTCTGTAACCGAGCTTACGGCTTGAATACCAACTTCTACCGTCAGTTCTGGTGATAATTCTACCACCGTGCGCAACGTTTCTACAAAAAACTGCACACCAACCTCCGCCGGGATCTTGAATATCGCGATGACACCGTTGGATGTTTCCGTGATTGATAGTAGTTCGGCGGCTATCGCATCGAAAGTTAACCCGCCACCTTGAATTTCAGATGCTAAAAAGCTCTCCGCCAACGCCGCAACCGCAGATTTTATGCTTGTGGCATCAGCGGATGCCGTAAAGCTCTCTGATAGCGTAGCTTCTACGAGGGTTATCTGGAAGTTCGTCGTGTCGGATACCGTAAAACTTTCGGAGAGATCCCTCAGCGCCGACAGGGCTGCGGTAGCGGCTTCCGCGTTGGTAAAGCTCTCCGCTACTGTTCCCGCCAGCGCAGAGATAGCGGATTCAGCGCCTGTTACGATTACCGATTCGGTTAGTACTTGCAGATTAGTGGCCTCCGCTGACTGTACGCCGTCTGTGGGGAAGGTTTCGGAGATGTCCCCACTGGTAGTCTTTGCAGAGTATTCAACCGACTCCACCGTTGAGGACTCCGTTAGAGCGGCTTGCAGTTGGCTCTGTGCGGCTTGTTCACCTGATATAGTGAGAGCTTCCGATACCGTGCTGATACCGCTGGACTCTGAGATAGAAGCATCTGATACCGAGATCTGCTCCGCTATTTCACCGTTCAGTGTCGCACTTG